ATACAGGTTTTACATGTCTTTTCCATCATTTTCTCCTTTCTGCCATGATCCGGTTGAAATTCTCTACGTTTCTGGTGTTTATCAAGTATTTCGCTCCGTCTGGGATTTTCTCTGTGCAAATGCGTTTGTATGTTACTGCTCCGATACCGGTGTAATACTGGAATGCCCAGGTCTGGAAGTTGCGTGGGAGCTTTACAAGCCGGTATCCACATTTTCTGTTAAACAATTTCTTTTTCTGCCTCCTATTCATTCTCACCTCCCTGCTGCACTCAGCATCCACTTCCGGTATCTGTCCCATTCTGCTAGGAGTTCAACGTCTAAAACCTTACTCAATTTGATATCCTCCGGAATGATCCGGTATTTCTTGTTCACAAGAGCAAAATTGGCTGCTGCCTGGGCTACATTGTTCTTTGTGCAGCCGGTCTTTTCTGTGACCTCTCTGGCTATCAGCAGGTCTTCAAATACTTGCTTTCCATTCTGATCTACCACCTTATACAGGTTCATTCTCTTTCTCACTGTTTTCCCCTATCTCTACCGGATCCAGATAGTTCCGGCCGAATATCTCCATAAATTCTTTGTGACTGTGCTGCTTTTCAAATAGTCTCTGTGCTGTCCGCTGTAATTCGTGGCGGATCCGGGCGTTGTTGTGCACTGCTTCCGGACCGTAGATGTGATGGTCATGACACAAGTATACTTTCAGGCCATATTCCTCGGAGTTCTTCCGGTTCGGCCTCCGAATATATGGTGCTCATCCAGGATCCTGTGTTCGTTCCAGTTGTCGTGGAGTGTTACGCAGAGATAACAGGTCCTGCTGCTTTTATCGTGTAGGATGCTGGCCGGATGGCGCATCCTCTTTTTCTTTGTTTTTGCCTTTGTCTTTGGAAATAACATTTTTTATGTGTCCGAATCGGACACCCTCCTTTCCCCTGCCGCATATCTGACAGGCTCATGCGGCAGGTTATATATGTTAATCGAATTTTCGAAAACACCCTTATTTCTGTAATTCCTTCAAGAATTCAACTAACTCTGATTCTGAATTTGGAAATTTGTTGTATCGTGTATGATATGTCCATTTCGGTATGTTGTTCTTATGCTCTGGCTCCGGGCCTCCAACAAGGTGCATATAGTGCGATTCCGTCAAATTTGATACCCAACAACTGTTCTGATTGCGTGGATCCGGTTCATATTCTTCAACGATCAGACGGGCACCGTTTTCGAAATCGTACTTGTAGTACTTGACACCGATGTTTTTATCTTCATACCAAAGGCCCCAGACTTTGTAGTTTCTCAACCATTCTTTCCGCTGGTCATTATTTTTCATAACCGGCAATGCGGTGATTTCACCGGGATGGTCTAGCGTTTTGTTGTCCTCAACAAAATGTTCCTGCTGCTTTTCGTCCGGCGTTTCTGCTGCCGATAAGCAGTGCTCTTCCAGCCAACCGCACCGGCTGTTACAATCATCCGGACACTGAGCACAGCATTTGTATTCCGTATCACAATAGGCTGCTGCACCGCATTTTCCCGAACCGCTCTTTCCAGTGATACATTTTGCCGGCCCCGGCATTTTGTTATCTTTCTTCTCAGGTGCGTCTATAGACACCATCTTGACCGGTTTCCGTTTCTTCCCGAACCTTTTTATCAACTCGTGGGCCAGCTCATTCCAGGTGAAAGCGCATTCCATGTAACTTCCAGGATTGAACATGATCCCGGTTGAATTTGCCTGATAATTAAAATTGCCATTCCTGATCCGGACATCCTGATACCGAGCTTCAAGCAAATAGGTTGCTGCTTTTGTATCACACGTAAGAACACGTTCTTTATCTCCTCTGTTCAGGGCTTCGAAAAAGCGTTCTATCTGCAGTTCCGGTGTGATTGGGATCTCGTTCTCCGGCGGCCGGTTCTGTCCGGTTGCTGTTTCGATGGTCATCTGGCCAGGAATACCTT